ATTTCTTGAACAAATCTATTTTCATAAAGTTGCAATAAATCTTGTTCGCCTTTTAAAAAAGTATAGGCCTCTACTAAAGACCCATAAAGCAAAGCATTTCTAGCATTAGTTGATAGCCACGTTCCAGTTGTATCTGTGACCAAACTATTTGGTTTGTGTAAATAAGTTAGCTCTACAGAATAATTTGCATCAGGAACTGGAGCGATAATTAAAGTGGAGCCAGCGTTAGACCCAGAAGAAAGTTCTTTATCTTGATCAGCGTAGTATTTTGGCAAACCACGTAGACTAGTATCAGAAATATCTTTGTTGTACTCTTGCATAAAACTAGAGTGTTTTTTTAATAAATAGTGATAGTCGTTATTAGAATCAATAACAGCTAAACTAAAACTTAAAATAAAATCTGTTGGACAAGTTAAAAATCTATTACCAGTGCTAACGTTACCTGCCACTATTTTTTTAAAATAATCTGATTGAACTAATTCAAATATCCTATCTTCTGTATTTTTTATAAAATCATCTAACGAAGCAACAAAAGTTGTCTCTGTGCTTTCACAAAAATTTTGAATTAAAGTTTTTAGTTCTGTTAAGGTCATGTCGTGATTGTAACATTTCCAATAGATGCTGTTAATTTATTTCCTATAATCATGGTGCCAATAGGGTCTTCAGTAGTAACTACTTTACCTTGTCCAACCTCAAAATCAGTATTGGGTCGAGGATCACGTAAAGCTTCAGGGTCAGCTGGTTTGTGCCTTGGTTGTAGTTGTGGATGTTTAGGATCGTACTGATCTGGTCCAACTAGTAGACCATCCCAAGTTTTTCGCATATCTTTTAGTCGATAGCGAAAACCTGATATATCGCAAATGCCGTAGGCGTTTTTATTAGAAGCAAAACTCATGCTTTCCTCTGTTTTCTAATGGCTTCTTTGCCTTTTTTAAAAATACTTACCACTTGATTTTTACCCATAACTTTAGCACGTTGTTCTCCTACTGTAAGTATTTGAATTTTTCGTGCAAAAGGTTTTTTAATCTTTTTTACTTTTGCTACCGTAGCTCTAGCATCTGCTGGTGTAGCAAATTTTATCTTTACTGTATCTTTTGGATTTTCGTCAGTATATAACCTGCGTCCTGAACCTTTTGGTTTTTTACCTGTACCTTTTTTTGGATCTCTTTTCTTCGGCATCACATAATAGTTCGACCAGGCAAGAACCTAGAACTAACGCTATCTATATCCTCAAAAGCTGCCCTATCAAACTCCTCATCATAAATTGATTTTAAAAGCTGTACTTTTTCTGGTGCTCGTTTCATTGCTAGATAATAAGCTAGTCCAGAAACCAAACACGGAATAAAACGAAAGACTACTTCCATATTATTAGTGTAATCTCCAACGTCTTGAATTCTAGTCAACGCATTATATTTAATTACGTCTGTAGAGTTTTCAGGTGTTGGAAATAGTTTTACTACGGGAGTAGTTTGTCTATCTAGAAAAAATTGTGTAGGTCTAGCTTGTTGTGTTTTTGTTGGAGTAAATAAATAATCAGAACGACTGATTCTTTCTAATTGAATATCAGTGCTGTTTCTAGTAATTACTGCTTCGGTCACATCAATAATATCTGTGCCTAAATTATAGTCACTAGTACCTTTTGTAGTGGTAAATGTTCTCTGTTCTATAGTCCACTGATTCAGGCCACGATTAGCCCAATCTGCCATCATTATGTTTAATGATCTTTTTGCAGAATCTAAATCGTAACCTGTTCTCAGTTCTAGACCGCAACGTTCGTAAGCTTCTTCAATTAATTCGTCGATGCTTAAATCAAACGCATTAGTTCCAGAGGTTGCCATATCTATGAGTAGTTTTTGTGTAAAACTAAAATAATTGAATAGGCGTCACCACTACTGGCACCAACTGTTGTGAAGTCTATGTCACCAGTTACGCCAGAACCTGCGTTATTAGGTATGCTACCAAACAAATCATAATACTCATCACCAGTGCTATCTGCTGGTAAAGGTATAGCAAGCACGTTTGTTGAAGCATCAAACTCGATGTCCACACCCATGCCTCTACATGCCCAGTAAATTCTAGCAATAGAAACCGAAGTGCAGGCGTTACCGGCACTATCTGCAGCTAATGCTGAAACATCTACTTTTTTAACAGAAGATTCACCAGAGCCATCTGATTCGTTAGTAAACTTCAAGACGGCAGTTTTGCCACCGTCTTGAATAGTTTGACTTGTTACTGTATCAGCCATGTTTTACTCCTGATTATGCGTCAGCAAATGGTGTAACTATAGTGCCTGAGCCTAAAATTATACCTTCGACAGCGTATTTAGCTGCAGCGATAGCAGTAACTTTAACAATACTACCAGCTAGTCCACCTTTAGTAGAACCATTCATAGTAATCACATCATTAGATGCACCAGAGATAAATGTTTTACCTGTAGCGTCATCTTTACCTGTGTATAGGCCACCAACAAATTTATCAGTACCATCAGTTAAGATGTCCATATCAGTTGCTGCTGTTTCTACTACAAAGAAGAAACTAGCTCCTAAATTGTTTAATTGATTAGGGTCATCATCCCTGCCAGGAGCAGTTGCTACAATACTAGGTAAAGTAAATTTACCATCAGCATCATTAGTCGTTAGAATCTTACCCGCATGTGCGTCCACTGTTAAAGTAGTGTCTGCAGTTAAACTGACCACGTTAGCGTTACCTGCAGTAATAATTCCTGCAAGTGATCTAATTGGTCCACTAAAAGTTGATTTTGCCATAATTCCCTCCACGAGAATAAGTTCTATCATCTTGGCTTGTCTGCTAGGTCAGTTGATAGAACAAGTTAAAATAATCCTAGTCACTAAATATTATACCAAAAAAAGAGAGGCGTATAGCCTCTCTTTTAAAAAGTTGCCGGCTTGAGTAAAAAACCACCGGCGGGGTTCTTAATTAAGTATGAACTTATGCTCCTGGAGAACCGAAGACACATCTTGGATCCGAGAATCCGAAGGAGTATCTTTCTCTAGCTTTGTAACGCACATTACCTGTGTCGAAGTCTGCTTCCATTGAAGTTCTGATAGGCGACCTCTCGAACATTTTAAATCCGTTTGGTGCATCAGTCTTAATGAAAAACGCGTCAGTGTCAGTTAAGTAGTGATTTACTACATAACCTTCAGGTACCATGCCCATGTTTCTGATAGCGTTAATATCGTTATCAGAAGTGTTCACTCTACCTGGTGACTCAAGCAATCTATCAGCTGTGAATTGTAGCTCTTTAGGGATAATTAATTTAGTCCCTTGTACTGCTACTTTTAATCCACGTTCGTCTACGAACGCCGCAATATCAATTAATGCTTGCTCAAGAGAAGTTTCGTTTAAGTCAGCTGAAGTAGAAAGCTCGTTGCTTAAATTACCACCACTAATAGTAGGGTGGTCAGTAGCACATAGCTCTTTACCATCACCGCCAGCGAAACTGCTGCTGAAGGCATTGTTTAAAACTGAGGCAGCTTTAATTTGCTTAGTTGTTGACATACTTCTAGCTAGCGCTCTTGTATATCTTGCAGACAATCTGTCGTACAAGTTATCTTCGATCGCTTCTTCAGTAATGCTAAACGCTAGCGCAACTGTTTCGTGACTGTAACGAGCAGTGAAAGACTCTTGAGCTGTGTCAAAAGCCACTCCTGATCCTTCAGACTTCACAGGTGCGACATCAAAACCAGACAACATTACTTCTTCTTCAAAAGCACGATCTGAGGTTTCTGTGTCGAAAATTTCGGCATGTTCATCCTCATATCTGTCGTACTCAAGACCAAAAAGTGCGTTCAATCCTGGTTCAAGCTCCTTAACTAATTGTGCTCTAGATATAGCCATTATTAAGTACCTGCTATTGGACCTCTGTAGGCGTGCTCATTAATCATGACTACCATGTTAGCGTGCGTACCTGCTACAGTCCCGTTTTTGTCATCGTCTGCGAAACCGACAACCTTCAATTGAAGGCCTTGGGTTGTTGCGAGAGTGCTTACGTCAAGTTCTCTGGAAGACAGTCCAGTAGTAGTGCTACCACTTGTACCAACAGAATCTGCGTTTTTACCAACAGCTGCTTGAGTAGTGGCAGTAGCTGAATCACCCTGCACTAAAAACAACATGTTTGGATCGTCGTAAATGTATACTTCAATATCACCTGAACTAGCAGTTGTACTAGCTACATAGTGATTTTTGTATACTGGACCGTCAGAAGACTGATAGAACACGCCATTAAATACACCAACGATATTAGCATCACTAACACCTGCTTGTTCAATATACCCAGCATTAAACTTCACTAAATCACCTTGAAAGATGGTAGTTCCGTAACCTGATGGATTGATTAAGTATTTACGGGCTTGTGGAATAGCATTAGATGGTGAAAACCCTTGGTAGGGTCTTAAACCAAATGCTGCATCTGTATTTGCCATTGTAACTTTTCCATATATAACAAATTAAAATTAAGAAATAAAATTGATGTTACTCGCCTCTATTTCCGCCAAATGTTACGCGACTTTGCCTACTCTTATTGATCGGCATGGCTGGATTTTCTTCCTTCATCAAATCATTATCTACTGATAACATTTGATCTCGGGTCTTTGCATTGAAGTATTCACTTCTTTCATCCACGGTTTCACGTGGAATCCTGCAAAGAATCAATCCGCCGACACCAATAACACCATCGTATCTGCCACTATCAAGAGCTGGATATTCAAAGTCAGGGTACTCATCGGCTCGAACTGGTTCCCACCCCTCACGGAGTCTGGCACTCATATTCTTGCGGTCATCATAACCTCTAACTTCGGTTCTAACCCATCTGTGGACATAGCCTTCAGGTGGTTGTGGTGCATCCAAGGCGGATGGGGGAGCCCAAGGTTTCCTTTGAGAAGTTTTCTCTCTGGTTTGAGCTTCGCGTGGTTGACGAGTTTCGTCAGTTTTTTTGTTAGCCATAATATGTTTCCTCCACGTTATTTAACATACTTCGCGTATTCTTCAAGTGGCACACCAAGTTTTTTAGCAATTGCGACCTGCGAAGGTGTGAGTTTCACAGACTTGCTGCGTCCATTTTTTGCGCTGCGTTTGGCAGAAGCAACCGTTTGAACGGATCGGGTTTTAGTTCCTGAGTCCTCATTAAATTTATGAGGAAACTCGTTTCTAATTCTTTTATCTATCTCAGTATAATATTCATCAGCATTAGGATCAAATCCTTCTTCAATTAAATCTTGATGAATAGCAAAAGAAGTCATAGTCATAGCACGATCTTGACCAAACCATTTATTATCCTCAGCCCAATCTTGAGCTTTTGGATCAGGGTCTGGGTACTGAACTGGCTGTTGCGTTGAAGTTTCTTGTTTAGTTTCAGAAGGCACTTCAGTTTCTTTTTCTTTAGTAGCCTTCTCCCTTGCTTTATTAAGTTCTGCCACACGCTGTGCTTCACCTGCCAATACAGCCAGCCTTTGTTGGGCGTCTGTTTGTTGGTCAATATCGTTAGCTTCGTTGGCTGCTCTTAAATCATTTTTAGCTTTTTCTGTTTCTGCTGTTATTCTATTTGCTTCAGCTAAAACATAATTGCCATCTAATTCTTCGGTCTTCGTTTTTAACGTTTGATTTTCAGTCTGCACATTTTGTGCAAACTCAGTCGCCGCTTTTTCACGACGTTCTGCTTCACGTAACTTTGCAGTTAATTTATCAATACGTTTTTGAACACCTTTACTATATTCTTCGTGTTCAGTTTCTTCTTTCGCTACTACTGCTTCTTCCTCTTCCTCTTCGTCTTCTTCGTCTATTCCTTCTTCGTCATCTATTATTTCTGGTTTTGAAGTTTTGATAGTCTCTTGTTCAAGTTCTACCTCGACTTCTTCACCGTCTGTATCTATAGGCACAAGCTCATCAGCTTGGCTTAAATTTTTAAATTTAGTTTCTGGCATGGTTCCTCTCCATGTAGTTAAAAGTTATGCAGAATTGCTTCTGGATCCGATACTGTAGCAATAATTTCATCATCGTTCAGTATTTTTATTTCTCCACCCTCTATATCAATCCGCGAACCGGCATAACGTGCATACAGCACCCAGTCACCTTCTTGACACCAAGGACCTGAAGAAAATCGTTCACCTGTGTAAGCCATTGGGCCTACTTTTAAAACGTAACCTAACACGGTAGCTGCTTGTTGTCGATCAAGCGCTTTGTCTACTAGATGAATACCACCGTCGGTTACCTTTTTTGTTTTGAATGGTAAGACCATCAAACGCCAGCCGGTTGGTGCTGGTAATTGGTCTATTACACTTTTGTCTAATTCTTCTGGACTAAGCGAAGCAGCTTCATTTTTCTTTTTGCCTTTGTACGCTTTTTCAAGAGCGCTTTTGCTTTCGGTTTCTTCAGCCCATTTCTTTTCTAGTGTGGTTTTAGTCATCAAACGTCTCCATGTTTTTTAATAAGTTTCTAATCTCTTCTTTAACAAAATTCAACGCTTGAACTTGACCGACTAAATTTTTGTAATGCTCGTAGTCTTTTATTTCACCACCGAGCATTATGTCTTGTATTTGTTCCTCTCTTTTCGAGATAGCGCGCTGAACTAATTGCGCGAAATTAAGTTCGTCTATCTTATCCTCCTTTATTTCTCTGCGCCTCTATTTTCATAGCAGCGATGTCTTCTTGTGATTTTAGCTTTTCTTCGTCTAAATCTAAACGTTTTTCTGCAATTTCTTTATCATCGGCATTTTCTTGCGCTCTGATCTGTAGCTCTTGAGCTTTTAATTGCGTGATGGCATCGCCTTCGCCAGTGTTTAGAATCTCATCTAAACGTGGCATTAGTTGTTGCATTAATTCTAGTTGCGTTTGCGCCTTCATATTTTCTAGCATTGGGTTAGGCATCGGCGGTTGGCCTTGGGCTATGGCTTGCTGATTCATCATTTCTTGTTGTTGCATTTGCATTGCTAGTTCAGGATTCTGTTGTAATTCCAATTGTAGTTCTTGTTCAGCTTGTCCTTGGGCCAAGAGCGAGACGTGTTGTAACACATGACTAACAATCAGACTGACTATGGCTGGATTAGTTTGAATATATTTGTTCTCGACGAAGGCCAAATGGATTTCGATATGCGTTGCATGATCTTGTTCAGGAAAAGCTGTCGCTGGCATACCCATTAACATTGCTGCGTTCTCTGACGCTGGGTCAGTTGGTGCTGGCGGTGGTGGGTCTGGTAGAAATAAAGTATCTACATTTTCAGTACCAAGAGCCTCGTACATACGACGATAGGCTTCTTTGATGTTGTGAATGTCTGGATTGCTTTGTACCAATTGTAATTCTTGTTGTGCCAAAGATATTCTTTGTGACATTGAGAAAAAGTTTGGGTCACTAACTGGGATAATATCGATACGGCCATCAAAGTCTGTTTGTTTAATACTTTGATCGCCACCAATAATTTGGTAGGGATATTCAGCTGGGAGAGTTTCAGCAAACAATCTAGCTAAAATTTTAAATTCTGTTTTTTGTGCGTAGTGTAATCTTTTGTGTACTGCTGACATAACTCGCGTGCCTTGTTCAAGCAACGCCATAGTGGTGCCAACTGGTAATTCTTGATTACCTTCACCAACTTGTAAATTAGTAGTTGACGCAAATCTTTGCCCGGCATCTACACAAGTTCCCATCAGAGCTAATAAAGTCTGTGATGGTTCTTTATATGGTAGTGGTACTAGAGAATCTTTTAGCGCTCCGCCTGGAGCATCGACGTCTCTAAACTCGCCGGGCTCTAGAGGAGTTTCATCGTCCCTGATTCTTAATCCTCTAGCTTTGAAACCGGCGGGCAAGTTGCTCAAAGTACCGGCATCTATTAACTGTCTTAAAGCAGCAGTTGCCGTTCTGGATAGCCCACCGATCATGTGGATTAGGCCGAACCCATAGAAGCCTAAACCAGGTAAAAACTTGTAGTGTACGAAGTACTGTATTTTTTGTTTGAGTGGATCGTCTTCGCGATAATTACGACGAATCGATAAAATCTTAGAAGAAGTTTTATCTATTGTGATTATGTATGGTATGTGCATCCCGTCGGGATCTTCAAACCCAGGCAAGTCTAACGAAACATGAAACTCTAAAAGTTCGTACATCATGTCCGAAGTATTTTCGATACCTTCTAGCTCATCTGTTTTATCTTCAACATCGGTCACACCCATTTCCGAAGGTTTGATTTCTATGTCTAAGTAAGCGCCACTTAATTGTTGGGCACGAACTTCGTTGTGTGTCATCTTGACAATGTGTGTAACACGTTCGCAAGTATTTATGTCACTAGCAGAATACGGTACCAATAAATCTTCGACTGGGACAAACAGACTGCAAGCTCTTTGCTTCATGGTGTCGTAGTAAACTTTTTTAAACGCCGAACCTGCTAGGGGTAAATAAAATAAGAGTTGATCCATTTCTGGTGTGTACTCTTCCATTTCCGTAGTGATCTGATAATTCATAAACTCTTGCACACGGCTGGATTGCATTTCTACTTCTGGTGTTACTGCACCCATGATCTGAGTTTTGACTGGACCTTTGGATGGTAATAATTCTTTAAATGCTTGAGCTTGAAATTGCGTAACAGCTTCAGCCATCATTGGGTGAGTTACTCCAGAAGCACCAGGGAAAGGTCGGTCACGATCTTCGTATTTAAAACCAAGTAAATCTAAACCTCTAATGTAAGTATCTTCCCATTCTTCCCGACTGCTTTGGTCATCTTCAAAATCTCCCATTAGCTGAGAACTTAAGGCACCTAGTTCGCCTTCATCTACGAACTCAGCTAAGTTTGCATCAAATGGCGTTTCGGCCATCGTCTCTTCGTCGGGAAAATAATTTACCTCTGCTGAACCATCAGCAGCAAACTCAACATCAACTTCGGTGTCGGTTGGGTTTGGCGTTTCTATTTCTACAGTTTCACCAGACTCAACATCTAAATCAATTAGATCAGAGAGTCGTTCGATATTTGTAGGTGTGTTGTTTGACATATATTAATAAAAAACTTTTAATTTTCTAGGCTCATTATCATCCATATCGTCATCAGATGCTAGTCCTATGAAACCGCCTTGACGATAACGCATTAAAGCCTGTGTCGTAGAGTCTACCAAATCATCGTGGTCACCAAAAGGGAAAGCTGCACATTCTTCAATTAGTTCTTCTGCCCAACGTGTATCTGGAGCATAAACCATGCCTGCTTCTAACAGTGGTGAAACTGCATTAACTCGAGCGATCTTGTCTTGCCCACGTCCAGGCGTAAAATTTACTACGGGTATGCCCATTTGTCTGAGTTCATGTGTTAATGGCATACCAGAAGCTTTGGCTTCAACAATAACCGTGTCGGGTTCCCAATATTCATACTCTTTTAGGGCTTGACGTTTTAGGTCTGGAAAGTCCCAACGTCCTTTTTTCACGTCTAAGAGCAATAAAGCTGGTCGATTGGTGTGTTGATCGGGCATAAATACACACCAAGTAGTAATAGCAGAGTAATCTGCCGTTTCATTCTTAGAAAACGCCGTATCATACGACTGAATCACGTATTGCATTTCTGGAATGTCGTCTTGTTCCCAAGTTTGCCACCATTCACGCTTTAAAATTGCACCTTCTTCGGAAGTTGGGTTCTGTAGCCACTGCGCAGACCACTTTGAAACTGGTAAAGACGCCTTAATTGACTCTAATTCTTCTATTTTCCAAAACTCAGGCCACAGTGGGTTGTTAGTATCAGGAAAAATAGCCGGAAACTCGACAACTTCCCACTGATCTGCCTTTTCTTCGGATTGTTTGGCTAATAATCGGCCGGTTAAGTCCTTGGTGCTCCATCTAGTCATCACTACAACGATAGATCCGCCAGGTTGTAGCCTTTGTCTTGGTCCAGAACTGTAATATTCCCACGCATTGTCCAATGATCTAGGTGACATAGCGTCTTGTTCCGAGTGAATATCGTCTAACACCAGTAAATCGGCACCACGTCCAGTCACCGCACCACCAATACCAGCATAAAAGGCCTCACCACCCTTGTTAGTTTCCCACCTTCCGGCTGATTTGTTATCGGCTTTGAGTGAAACATCAGGAAAAACTTGTTTGTATTCTTCGGAATCAATTAAATCACGTACTTTACGACCAAATCTAAAGGCTAGTTCAGCGGTGTGGGTAATTTGCATAAGCTTGAGCTTTGGATTTATGCCTAATAACCAGCTAGGAAAGAACACCGAGGCAAATTCTGACTTGGTGTGACGTGGTGGCATGTTAACAATAAGTCTTTTGATCTTGCCTTTAGCTACATCCTCTAGTTTTTTGGCAAATATTTTATGATGTTCGCCTTGCACAAAGTCTGGCCACATGTGTTTTATGTAAGTAATGAAATCATCACTGCCTTCTTTCTGCAATAATTTAGAATCTAAAGCTTGCGTGTACGACAAGAGTTCTTTAGCAGCGTCTGGATAAAGTTCTGCTAACTTTTCTAAATCAAAATTTTTATCTGTCATACTAGTTTCCAGAATCGTACTCTTTCAAAGCTTTCCAATACTCTTTTAATTTTACTCTAACTTTGTACCAAAAAATATTCATCCCTCTTGGATTTGAGTTTTCACCTATCATAGCAATAATACATAAAAATAATGTCGTATATAAAATAAATTCGGCCATAATGTTTTTTCATATCTATTCCTTTTCTTTGTATTCGACTATATTTTTACACCACCAGTAGAGTAAATCTTCACTTAGACTGTGTTTTAGTATATTAACGCGACTACAAACTAATTGAATATTATTAGGAATATACCAGATATTTGGATCTATTCTATCTATTGAGACATTTAAATCTTTTTTACCTTGTCCGTCTTTGTGATACGTCATGATTAAACCAGTCAAAGCACAGCGTCCAGCTTGAGCTTGCCAGATAGCTACTAAGTCTTCTACTTCTATATCCCAAACTACTTCAGGGTGATCTTTGGTACGTGAGGATTTTAAATGACTGTATAAATTTTTTAGATAGGCTTCTGGAGTTTTACTTTTCTTTCTGTTTTGCACAACGCGGCGACAACTGGGACAGGTATTTCGATAGAAAACTCCTTTTGAATTTTTTGCTTCAAAACTGGCTAAAGGGAAGGTTTTACTACAACCCAAGCACTTTCTCTCTTTCATGGCAAAATCATCTTACACTATCTAAGACCACTAAACACTTTTTGGAAAAATTTTGAAATATTTTTTTCAGCCAAAAGTAAAGGTTTTATTAATAAAAATAAGGGGGGTCGGGTCTTCGATTATCTGGAATCTTTTCTTGTGTGTATTTTCTTTCACATAGTACACATACATGTTTATTGTTGTTGGGGGGGATGGGGCGTCTAAGACGATAAGGAGCTGACGCACTTCTAGTGTGGGCAAAAATTGACA